CGCTGACCTTACTTATCAGCAGGGTCTGCGTAAGATGTGGTCTCGGTCTACGCGCTATGATTTTTATTTTCCAGCTTTTGCTCATCTTGGTGAGCAGGCGGTTCTAAATAAGGAGATCTACGCGACGGGCGTTAGTGCAAACGACGATGCCGTGTTTGGATACCAGGAGCGATGGTCTGAATATAGGTACAATCCTTCACAGATTACCGGTCTGTTCCGGTCGACTTCTTCAGGAACTATTGATGCTTGGCATTTGAGTCAGCGTTTTACCTCGTTGCCGACGCTTAACCAAACGTTTATTGAGGAGTCCCCTCCCCTTCCGCGTGTTTTGGCTGTTGGTGCTGCTGCGAACGGTCAGCAGCTGTTGCTGGACTCGTTTTTTGATGTAAAAGCAGCCAGGCCGATGCCGACTTATTCGGTCCCCGGTCTCATTGATCATTTCTAATGGGCATGTTCGGCGACGTTATAGGCGCTTCTATCGGGTTCTTGGGCGGGGAGCGCGCAAATAGCAGCGCGAAAAAACTCGCCCGGGAACAGATGGCGTTTCAGGAGCGCATGTCCTCGACTGCTTACCAAAGGGCAGTTAAGGATTTAAAGGCGGCTGGCCTTAATCCGATGTTAGCGTACAGTCAAGGTGGCGCTTCTAGTCCAGCAGGGTCCACGGCTCCTGTAGTTGATTCGCTAGGGAACGCTGCTCAGGGAATTAGCAGGTCTATAGATCAGGCAATGCGTCGTGAGGTGTTGAGAACTCAACAAGCAACGACGAAAAAGACTGAAGCGGAAGCGAGATCTAGTAATGCCAAGGCCGCTGTGGACGAAAAATTGCTGCAGACAGAGCGACAGGCCGGTCTTGGAAAGGTGCAGGCCGAAACCTGGTCTACGAGGTTGAAAGGTGAAAACACAGCGCAGTCAACAAGTAAGCTCCGGGCGGAAACGACGAACGCAATTTATCAACTTGGAGAAATCCAACAACGAATTGCTACAGGAAAAGCAACAGAAGATCAGTTGCGAGCAGCAGCCCGCAACCTTGAGGTTGTTTCCCGCAATGTTGAGTTGGATTCTCAGGAGAAGCAGGCGATAGCCGATTTTTATGCAGGCGTTGCAGGCGATGAAACAGCCGCGGCTAAGCAGGTTGCTCCTGCTCTTAAGACGTTACTTGAACTTTTGAGGGTTATGAAATGATCAAATTGAGAGCGCCATTTAACTACGATACAGACGAGGCTTCATTGGAGAGCGGTTTGGCTTGCGAAGATCTTTCGTTAGCGCAACAGCAGTTCAAGGACGAGAGCGATATAAACGTCATTATGGAGAGGTTCAATCGTACGGGCGAGGTGATCGCGCCCGTTAGACTCCCCGACTTCGGGGATTTCACTGAGGTATCAGACTATCATACGGCTTTGAGCCGCGTTAGAGAGGCTCAGGAGACGTTTGAAGGGTTCCCCGCGCATATTCGCGCGAGGTTTGAAAACGACGCTGGAAGGTTTGTAGAGTTCGTAATGGACGATGCGAACATGGATGAAGCGTTGGCGCTCGGGATTGTCGAGCGCCCAGGGCACACGGATTCACTTGATGTAAGTGTGCCCACTGACACTAACAAGGAGGCGACAGAATGAAGCCGATGAAGCGGAAGCCAGTCAACAAGTACAAGAGCGCAAAGCGTTTCAAGAGAGACGTTGGACGTTCTGCAAAAGCAAACATCGTCAACCCAATGCGTGGGGGTTGGAGGTTTTAGTGCCATGTTTCAAGCCGTTGACCGCCTACAGGACGTTGGACGGTGAGATCATTTTCTCTGAGAAGGGCGATTGCAGGGCGATGGAGTTGCCCTGCGGTCGTTGTGTTGGATGCAGGCTTGAACGGTCCAGGCAATGGGCCGTCAGGATTATGCATGAGGCTAAACAGTACAGAGACAATTCCTTCGTTACACTCACGTATGACGAGGGAAACATCCCAGCAGATCGGTCGTTGGACCACAGGCATTTTCAATTATTCATGAAAAGGCTTAGAAAGAGGTTCGGCCCGACTAGGTTTTACATGGCAGGTGAATATGGTGAAACATTGGGCCGTCCTCATTATCACGCTTGTTTGTTTGGTCTTGGCTTTGAGGATAAAAGTTATCATGCTAGAACCCCATCAGGGGCGAGGTTATATCGGAGTGCCGAGCTTGAACGGCTCTGGCCGTATGGATTTTCGAGCGTTGGCGAGCTTACCTTTGAGTCAGCAGCCTATGTTGCTCGGTATGTAATGAAAAAAGTTACTGGCGATCTTGCCGAAGATCATTACAAGGTGGTTGATATGGAGTCTGGCGAGCTCCATAGCATCAGGCCGGAATACAATTGCATGTCGCGCAGGCCAGGCATTGGCAAAGGGTTTGTTGATACGTACATGTCAGACATCTACCCGGCGGACCATGTGGTAATTAACGGCAAGGCTTGCAAACCACCCCGGTACTATGATAAACAGGCGGAAATTGTCGATCCTATGATGTTCGAGGAAATTAGGATCAAGAGAGAATTAGAGGCACAGGGACGTGCCTCTGACCACACGGAGGATAGGTTACGGGCCAGGGAGCAGGTAGCAACCGCGCGGTTGAAGCAGTTGAAGCGAAAAATCGCGTAAATTCAATGTCATAATACACATTATGCGAAATAGAGGATCCCTATCATGAAGCTCGTTATGTGTTCTATCCGAGATCGCGCCGCTGACGCGTATATGCGACCGTTTTTTAGCCCCACTCCTGCTATGGCCGTACGTTCATTTATGGATGAAGTCAAGCGCGAAGCGCCAGACAATCCGCTCAACATGCATCCGGAGGATCATGATCTTTATGAGCTTGGTACTTGGGACGATGCAACGGGCAGATATGAGGAAAGCGCCGACGGTCCCTATCTGTTGATGATGGGCAAACAGATCACGGGTTAATAAATCAAGACCCCGGCAGGCGATGAGGTTCCCTCGTCGCCGGTCGGGGTCAGTCACGAGGTTTAAAAATGCAAACAGGTCTCAAGCAAAAGGTTGATATTCACCAGTTCGCCATGATCCCAAAGGCGGACATCCCCCGTTCTAGTTTTCGTATTCAGAAAACACATAAAACCACATTCGATTCAGGACTTCTCATTCCGATCTATGTCGATGAGGTTCTACCTGGAGACACGTTTAATCTTAAGATGACAGCTTTCGCTAGGTTAGCTACACCCATTTTCCCCGTAATGGATAACCTTTATCTAGATTCTTTCTTTTTCTTTGTACCCAACCGGCTCGTATGGAGCAATTGGGAAAAATTTATGGGTGAGCGTGTAAACCCCAGCGATTCTATATCTTTTGTTATTCCTCAGCAGGTTTCCCCTGCTGGTGGTTATACTGTTTCAAGTCTTCAAGACTATATGGGACTTCCTACGGCTGGCCAGGTTACAGCCGGATCGACCGTTACCCATTCTGCTTTGCCACTTCGTGCTTACAATTTGATTTATAACGAATGGTTCAGAGATCAGAACTTAATTAACTCAGCAACCGTCGATACTGGTGATGGTCCGGATACTGTAGCAAATTACACTCTCCGTCGGCGTGGCAAGCGCCATGATTATTTTACCGGTGCGCTCCCCTGGCCGCAGAAAGGTGATTCTGTAACGCTTCCGCTTGGGACTACTGCCAATGTGCTTTCGACTGGATCTGCGTTTCAGTTGCGCGGTGGTACCAGCGCAAACTTCACCGCGCTACAGTCGAACGGCGGTGGTGCGGGAGCGACTGTTATTGCTGCAAGCACCACTACATCATTGGCCAATATGAACCTGGGTGCTAATAATTCTGTTGTTGCGTCCATGAAGGTTGATTTGTCAACAGCCACTGCGGCAACAATCAATCAAATTCGTCAGAGTTTCCAGGTTCAGAAGCTACTTGAGCGAGACGCTCGTGGCGGTACTCGTTATACGGAGATTGTACGCGCTCATTTCGGTGTAATTTCTCCCGACGCAAGATTGCAGCGACCCGAGTATTTGGGCGGTGGCACATCGACTATAACTATCAATCCTATTGCTCAGACGTCAGGGACGTCTGCAAGCGGTACTACTACCCCCCTGGGCAATCTTGCTGCTGTCGGTGTTGGTGTCGCAAGTAATCACGGGTTCACCGCTTCGTTTACAGAGCATGGCTATGTGATTGGTCTCGTTTGTGTACGCGATGACCTTACTTATCAGCAGGGTCTGAGTAAGATGTGGTCTCGGTCTACGCGCTATGATTTTTATTTTCCAGCTTTTGCTCATCTTGGTGAGCA